AATTAAAATTAGACACTAATCAAACTGTCACATTGAATCAACTAATTTATCAACACATTCGCTATAATGCTCGTCAGTTATATTTTTCTTATGGTAAAATCTTTCATCTAATTCAAGATTATAAATTACTGATTTGGCCGCTTCTAATAAATCCTCATCATCAATATCAAAATCCGCAAGTTCGACCAACTCATAAATTTTTTCAAATAGATAATTGAATTGAGTATCGTTAGTTCTCATTAGTCTAAATTCTCCATTTCTGAAATAGAATCGAACTCAAAATTATAGAACATATCGTCTCTATGATAATCACTATCTTTATAATGCCCACGATTATAAAGTGCGATTGCTTCATCTTCGGTTTTTGCTTCAATATGAATGTCAGCATAACCTACGAATTTTTCTTGAATGATAAATGTTTTCATTAGTACTTCCCACCTGTGTTATTGATGTCAATAAAAATATCGTCTCTTCGATCTTTTATTGATTTTTTAAAATCGCAATCTACATACTCTTTGACTTCCTCGACTACCTCGTCATAATGATCTTCCCAGTAGTTTTTTGCTTCATCAATAAATTCTGCATCTGACATATCTTCATAATATCTGTCAAGATCATCAGTTACATAAGCAACTAAATCTTTTGTTGACATATTATCAACATATCTCTCAACTAAAAATGCTTTTAGTTCAACTATCTGGTTATGAGTCATACCAAACTTTTCTAATTTGTTTTTATCATTTTGGTTCATTAAACTGACTCCTCTAATAATTGAATTGCATTTTCTAGGACTTCATCAATAGTAAATGATGTACCCTCGTTATCTTTAGGTAACTTACCAAAACCGCATAATTTACCCATTTCTCTAATATCGTAGAGATCACATAATAAATCTGAAATGTTCATTAAACTGACTCCTCTAAGTTAACTTCAAATGTGATTTGGAACTGGTCTGTAAAGTCCTGATAATCAATTATATCAACAGGGCAATCGTTTAACCAAGTTTGGAATTTTTCATAATCGGTCATTAGTCTATCTCCTCTGGAAATTGTGATAGATACGCATTAGCAAGATGAGACACGAAAAACCACGCACGTTGACCACTCACTCTATTTTCATTACAGTAGTGTGATACAGCATCTTCAACCAATTCAGATATTTCAACTGCTTGGTTTCTGACTTCTTTGATGTCGTCCATAATAAAAAATCTGTTTACATTTATATAATAGTACCTATCCGACACGAATAGGATTTTTATGTGACACTAATAAAATTGTCACATCAACTAAACTTTATCCACTTAATTGGATTACCTTTAGTTGACTTCCATAAGTAATTTACACCTATGGATTTAACGAGGGATTCCCCAGTTCTTTTTGCTTCCATAAAATCATCAAATTCCCAATAATGGGCCTCTTTTGAATAAAAATCAAAAGTATCAGTTAAAATCCATTTTTTCATAGTTTTGGTAGCCATACTATCATACCTAGAGTTAAAAACAAGCACCTTACAGGCGATTCTGAGAGGAGCAAAAGTGTATCATTTGATACTATTTGAGTTGAATCTCATAATCTATGGATTTGATACACCAACCACTAGCTGTAGTGATTTCTTCGATCAAATCATCTTCATCATCAGCTTCCCAAACACCAAGTGCATCATCACGAAGTGCAATCTCATCATCAAATGTTAGTTGATACTCTTCTGATAAACTATCGTTGAGATCGAACTCAATTTCTGTTACGTTAAACTTCATTTTCTTACCTCGTATTTTAAATGTTCAGCGTGATAACCAATAAAATCAAATATTTGATCTTTTAGGTCATCTTCGTTTTTTGCTTTCCATCTACCTAGACATCTTTGGTGCATCACATATTCCTCTTGGGGTGTAAATTGCAAATCGGGGTCTCCGTCTCCAACTTCAGATAAGTAGAGTTCAATTTCTGTTACTTGATAGTTCTTCATAATAAACTCTTGTCAAGTACTTTTACATTTCTTTTAAGTGTCTCATCATAGACACGAATTGAGAGTTCTCCATCAGCATCTTGAAATCCATTTCGATCAAGTGCATTACCAACTATCTCCCACACTTGATGGACTTCTTCATCAGTTAACATAGATGCTATGCTGTAGTAGTGTGTTCTTTTCATTAGTTTAACTCCAATTATCTACTGTTTCTAAAACAGTATGAACATCAAATAAATCTTCCCACTCTTCTAAGATTTCTGAATCTTGATAATCAACGGAAGCATCTACAATAGACTCAACTTTTTGATTAACAAATCCAAATAGAGTATCGAACTGGTCATCAGTTAAATTAATTGTTTTCATCAGTTTCCTCTCTAATTGAATTGAACTCATACTCATAGAAATATTCATCTAAATTATAGTTGCAATCCTTATAATTACCATCTTTGTAAATTTGGATTGCTTCCTCTTCGGTTTCTGCTTCGATAGTAATGTCAGCATAACCAACAAACTTTTCTTCTATAACAAATGTTTTCATTTTAGTTGCTGTGTTCATTAGGGTTGCACTTTAGGGGCTACAGGTTTATGATAGAATCTTTCATCAAGTTCTAAATCTTCGATAACAGCATCAGTAACTGTTCTCAAATCCTCATCATCAATTTCAAATTCTGCAAACTCTACTATCGCATATATCTTTTGATATAATTCATAGAGTTGGTCATCAGTAGTTCTCATAATAAAATCCTCTCAATAGGGTTACACTTTAAAGGCTACGCACCTTGATAAACTTGTTCATACATTCTTGACTCAACTAGAGTTCTGTGAACATCAAAGAGTCTATCAAAGTTAACTCCTTCCATATCCCAATCGGATACATAATCCCATCTTTCCCAATCGGTTTTTCCATTCTTATAAGTTGGTGCTGAACAAAATTCGCCCTCCTCATTTAACCAGAATGTTCTACCAAAATGTAATGATAATAGATTCTCTTGTGTGTCAAACTCTGACATAATTCTCTAGTATATTCACTAGGGTTACACTTTAGAGGCTACTTTTTCTTTCTCAATTTATCTACAAAATTTCTTGCTGATTGTTCATTCCTACAAAACTTAAGTATCTCGCCATTATGAACGATTCCCAAAGATTTACCTTTAGATGGGATTGCATAGTATCCATCTTCTGTTGCAAATCCTCTCTTGGTATCTTTATAAAATCTTGCGATTGCTCTTAGTTCTTTTGTTTCTTTATCCATAGAGTCTTTTCATAATAAGTTTAGTATAATCGTTGTTCAGTTCACACCCAATATAATCTCTATTCAAAGACTTGGCTGCAACTGCTGTAGTTCCTGACCCCATAAATGGGTCAAGAATTAAATCTCCTTCCTCACTCCCTGCCAGTATGCAAGGTTTAATTAACTCTTCTGGGAATACAGCAAAATGGGCCTCTTTATATGGTTTAGTGTTAACACTCCATACACTTTTCTTTCTCTTTAATCCTCTACCATCTACAGTTGGTTCTTTAATAGCATCAACATCAAAATAATAGTTTTGATTCTTACTAAACAAAAAGATATACTCATGTGACTTAGTGCATCTATCTCTTACTGATTCTGGCATTGGATTTGGTTTACTCCATATAATATCTTGACGTAAATACCAACCATCTTTCCTTAATGCAAATGCTAGAAGCCAAGGAATACCGATTAAATCTTTCTCTTTATATCCTTGTAATTTGTTACCTCTACGATTACATTTACTGGGTAAATCTTGATTGGTTTTAGATACACTTTGTTTAACTAATCCTTGACCTTTTCCTGGCCGATAGTTATAATAGCTATCTCCTATGTTTAACCATAGAGTGCCATCTTCTGTTAGATTGTTTTTAACTTCTCTGAATACTTTGACTAATTCATTTACATAATCTTCTGGTGTTTGTTCAATACCAATTTGATTATCTTTATCACCATAGTTTCTTAATCCATAGTATGGTGGGGAAGTAATACACATTCTTGCGAGGTCATCAAACTCTTTTAACCTCTCTCTGCAATCTCCAAATAAAACTAAATCTCTTGTCATTTCTTTATCACACTAATAGCAGGCTGACCCTGTTTGAATACAGTATCAACAACTGCATTGACTTTTCTTGATGTAGTAATACCTACCTTATCATAACAGGGAACTACAACTAATCCATAGGTCTTAGTCTCGTCTCCTTTGCGTATCACTCTACCAATAGTTTGAGATATACCCACATAATCCATTGACCTAAGAAACAATGCAGCTTCTAATCCTGATACATTAATACCTTCAGATAATATGCTATGATGTAATACTACAAATCTTTCACTACCTTTACCCCATGTATTAAGTGTATTGAAAAATGTTTCACGATCTACTTTCTTACCATTGATAACTGCACCAGTTTTTGCTGTGATGTATAACCAATTATATTCACGTTGTGTCAATCCATAAGCAAAATCAGATAAAGAAATTAGATTCACTATTTGTTTAGTTGATCTTGCACAAATTAATACTTTATCAACATCAATGTCATCAATAGTATCTAAGATATGATCGCAATCTTTCTCATAACTGAATCTACTATCGTCAGCAACATCAATATCTTTGATGATAACTTTAGGTGGTAATATGTGACCCTCATCAACTAACTGTGGGGCTGGAACATTAATCAATACTTCTCCAAATATATCCCAATCATTCATACCAACTTTCATAGGTGTGTTAGAATGTTTTGGTGTTGCTGTGAAGAAGTAACAACGACTTGCACACATTGAGAACCACTCAACTGCTTCAATAAAGTTCTTTTGAATACCATTATGTGCTTCATCAAAATATATTGTATCAACATGAATATGACTCTCTTGTATTCTGTGTAATGAATGATATGTTGTAAATATAATCTTGTCTCCTCTCGTATGCAAATCCCACATATACACATCACTTGCTTTTGTAGATGAGAAGTGTGTAGTCTCTCCACTATGAACGTGCATAACAGATACATTATCAATTATCTCTAAGAACTCACTTGATAACTGCTCTGCTAATAGAATACGAGGTGCAACTACAACAATAGTCTTAGGAGCACTCTTGAACTGATATATCGCATCTTCTATCATGCACATTGTTTTACCACCACCAGTAGGAACAATAACCTGTCCCTTAGTGTTAGATTGCATAGCAACTAAAGAATCAATTTGATGTGGACGTAACTGCATAAGTTTCCTGTTGATATACCTATTATAATGGTAAAACTGCTAGACTTCTACTCTTAGAGGACACTTTCTTAGGTGGCACATCTAACTCTTCCATAATTATTTGTTTTGGTAGAAAGTTGTAACAGTAGTAACTACTGCTGAATGTAATCTTATCATTATCTCTACCATCAGGACTTAAAAACTTCATTCTCTTATCAAACATTAGTAATTGTAAATCCTTATCTTTGAATAATTGTTTTGGTGCTGAGTCATTCAACCAAGTATTTGTCATAATCAAAGCAAATGGTTTATCAAATGATAATGCTCTCTCAAAGTATTTTCTTTTATTAGTAAAAGGTGGATTTGATATAATTACATCCCACTTATCAGGTTCATAATCAAAGAAGTTTTGACCTGTCCAAATATGAGATTCTATTACCTTATTAGTCTTTGAGATTTCCCTAACAAAATGACTCTCAAAGGTATCAAAAGGACACCAAACTATTGCATCCTTTGGGATGTACTTGAGTATAGGTGTAACTCCATACAAAGGTGTGTAGCACTCATCATTACTACCAGGTGAGTACATTAATTTTCCACTATCTAATTCTTTCGCCATACTCTTTGATTTCTTTTTGACTAACACTTACACCAATTCTAGGGTCTTTCTTATGTGATGTTCCCTGATCGAATTGTTTTTTGATCTTAGGTAATAGTATATCTAAAACAACGTTACAAGTCAACTTCCATACTTCAGTAATTTTACCATCTTTAAATTTTGGTATGTCTGT